GAGCGGGAAGCTTAACGGGCGTTTCCTCGTTCGTTATCCACGTTTTTACGGGCAATAAATATAGAGTGGCTACACAACATGCTGTAGCTACCATTACAGGTATTAATGTTTTCATCAGTTATTGTGTTTTTTATCTTCCATTCTGCGGATGTGTCGATCCCATATGTTTTCATTTTCTATTATTTGCTCCACCTCCTTCAACCTTGCGGTTGATGTACGATACACCTGTATGGGAAAGGCAAGGAGCGAATGCAGCATTGCCGTAATACCCACAAATAGCGCCAGTAAAACACCCACGGTCAAACCCGCGATCATAGATAAAATCAGATAAGGTAAATGATTAAGCTTCATGTGTGCCTACAGTGAAGCATGATCCCGTTGCCGTCAAGAAAAAATGTCAGAAATTTTTCTTGTTGGATTTTTTTTCATTGAGCTTGCGTTCGAGTTGACGGTTGCCCCCGAGAATTTGTAATATAATTGAAACGGCGATTACCCAGGCGATAAAGATAACAAAATACATTATTTAGTAGTATAAAACCAAATTGTAATTTGTAAAGAGACTTTTAGTAAATCTTGTAGTAAGCGTTTATGTCCCGCTCTATGGCTTGCCGTTCAGGAGATTTATCATCTGCGTAGAAGATTAATTCCTGCAAGTGTCCGTTACAAAAGAAAGATCCAAGGCTAGTACTGCTTCCCATGATCCCATTGTCAGAGCTATCGGTAAAGTTGGAAGTATCAAGAGGGTTGGTGCCATCGCCCTGAACACCATTTTGGAATTGAGTGGCGACCCCTAATATGGGACCAGCAATATTAGTCACTAGGAACTGATCGTTACTTATACTATTGGAGGAAATATCATTGTCATCAGAATAATAGAACTGATGCTCGCTACTAGTAATAATCAGCATGTAGTAGTTATTTGTGTCGAAGCTTGCCACCCATACGATTTTAGTAGTCGCATCAAATGCATCGTGTTTTATAACCGTGAAGGTTGAGACATCCGCAAGATTTAAACCAGATTCATCAAAAGGAAAGAAATCGTTTGAACCATCAAAGTCCAATGAAGCTTTGCCATTAGTGGTTAATATCGCGCCGCTATTTATTAGCTTAGGCTGAAAGTTATTATTGGTGCTTTGAGTAAGATTATATCCCAACCCCGACTGATCGTACCAAACTTTCGCAAAACCATTAGCGCTTCCTATCCATGCCCCAAGGGTGGTTCCATCAGCAGTGCTACCGCTGGCATTGTAAACCTTAGAGCCAGCAAGCGAGATTTCCCCGCTACCATCAAAAGATACATCTGCTTCCTCGTTCGTGCCTGACCTACGCATTTTCAAAGCATAGCCCGAATAAGCGCTAGTCAACCTTCTGAGAGAATAGGCTCGGGCGACACCTTCGCCAAATTTATCCAATAACGCCCCTCCCGCCGAATTACTTGAAGTAGGAAGTGATAATCTGTTACCTAGCGATAACATTTTTAAACATTATATTTATAAAGGATTGCCTTACCCGAAAGCTGAACAACGTTAAAATCCCCAAAAAGCGTAGCCCCTTTAGGAATGATTGCCCCTGAAGCTGGACAGGCCGCAGGTTGCTGGGGATCATTACTGGATACGTTTCCAGCAGTCAATCCCAGAACAGTACAATCCTCAAAAGCCTGTATACCAAAGTAGCTTCCCGTGGTAGAATTTATGCCCGTTAAATATTCGCTTCCTGGGCCTCCCATTGATTGAAGTAATAGTCCTTGTGGAGAATTGTCTACTGTTGCCATACCTTGTATTACACGATTTTAAAGCAAAATGTGTAAAATAAATCAACCTAGACTGACTCTATGGGTGTGTGGTACTTCATGTATGGCAGAAACCAATGTTCACACTCATGCAAAACATCCTGTAACAATACCATGGACATTAAATCCTTACGCCCTCTGCGAGTATAGCCTTTATGTAAGCATTGCTCGACCTTGTATACCTTATCGCGTAAATTGCACTTTTTCTTTGCGAGATTATATAAATCTACATTTTTAACGTGGAGAAAGAATGCGCCAAAATCAAAGGCCACCCAAAGTGGCGTACCGTTCTCGTTGCACCAGCCTGTTTTTCCTTGCACATTATAGAACTCCAAGAGAATCTTGCCCTCACGGTGAGAATTTTTTATTCCTTTTAAATCCACCGTTTCGCCATTAACCACAAAATCTACATGGCCTATATCTTGCTGCTTCCTAGTTTTTTTAATTATTAAACCAGCGTTTAAACAAGAATCGTGGTAGCGATGTGTTGACTCGTCGCCAACCTTCATAGACCGCGCAACATGATTAGCGCCCGACAATCCCTTTGCTCTATTAGAAATCATATGTTACATTATAACAGAAAAACCCCACCGCGTCAAGAGACAAACGGTGGGGTCGTAAACCCTTACGGATTAATGGCAAGATTATTTCTGCTTGGCTTTGCCGACGTTCAAAGCGGCCCAATCAATAAGTGCATAAAGCTTGGACAAAAACGTTCCCTTCTCTGGGGTGGGGGTGGCGGCAGCAACCGCTGACGCAAGAGCGATAACGGCTGTTACAACGCCGAACCAAGGGTTATCTTGAACTAATTGTAGAATAGTATCCATTTTTATTATATTTGTTTGTTACCTATAATTACACCAAAACGGGTAAAGATGTAACCTCTAGTGCCGTTTTCCCTGCCCTCGATACTTCTTTTTATAGTGAGTACTGGTCTTACTCTTTGAGTGTTTATTCTTTGAGTGGACGCCTTTATTGCGCTTTTTTTTAGGCTTTGTATAAGCCTTTCTTAGTTTCTGTGCCATATTTTATTATTTTTATTCCTTCATGTCCCCACGCTCTCTGAACCACTTGCGGCTGGGAAGGCCAAATACATCTTTAAAGTTCTGTTGCATTTCGTCAGTCATACCGCCTTTAAAATCCCAAACATCAGACGACCCATCAGGAACGGGTAATTTTACGCTTTTTGGGGCAATCTCTTCAAGCTCCTTACAAATCCTAATTATTTCTGCTCTACCGATTTTATGGGCGGTATCCTCACCCTGAACAAGTTTTCTTAATTTGTCTAACTCTTTATTAAAATAAATAAAATCTTCATCCTGACCCATCATTTTGGACTCCTGATGATCGTAGATAAATTCTTGCTGCACTTCATATTGTGTTGGATCTATACAATGCTCAATAGGATCAAATGAAGTTTTCCCAACTACATAGTTGAAAATATCGGTGCGGTTAATATCTATCTCCTGTTTTTTATGCATCATGTAATAATAGTGAGTTAATGTTTTGAGTCAAGTGAATTTTACAGAATTCTTATCCTGCTGCGAATTTTTGAAACGTGCCTATTTTTTTCCAGCACTGAACCTCCCTCTCGGCTTCCTGCGCCATTAGTATTTCCCTCAATGGTTTTCACATAACCGCTAGAATCAGCATCTGCAACAGCCAAGCCGATATGGGAAAAAGTAAACACTACAATATCCCCCGCCTTTATGTCTTCATTGGTTGGTTTGCGAAGGTCAATACCACTTGCAGCTTGTTTCTTTGCCCAGTTTTCAAAATCCCACGCACCCGCAGTTCTAGGGCGCTCAAATTCGACATCCTGCCCCTCTATGGCTTCCTTTACTAACCAACAAATAAAAGCCGCACACCATGGCCACCCTTTATCTGGGTCAAGCCACGTTGCAGCTTTGTATGTATCTACCATGGGACCACAATTGGTTCCGTCCACTTCAGATACACCGATTTGCTCTCGCGCAAGCGTTATCATTCTCTGTGGAATCGTTGCCTTTTCAGCCACCTTCTCTCTAGTTGAAAGTTTGGATAGTATAGCATTCCAAGTAATTGGGCCGTCTGCGCCATCCGCTGGAATACCAAGCAGTTTTTGAACGGCTTTGATTACTTGTTTTTTGCCTTTAAATTCCATGATTACTGACACCTTCTACTGAACGAAGCACATACGGACATAACCCCGCAGAGGGCCATGAGTGTCCAAATAAATTCCCCAAATCTATCTATTTTTTTATTTAAAATAGCAGATTGAGCCTCATTATGATACATTTTGGTATCCATAATGTTGTTAATTGCTTCAATAGTAGGCTCAGTCATTTCATACATTTGAGGAATTGAACCTTTAATCTTCTCGATGTCTCCCGCCTTAGCCCAATCAATTAATTCATCGACGTATAAACTTATTTTATCCTCCTGAGCGAAAACAAAATCTGCATAAGGTATTTCTTTGGGCGTAATATCTTTCTTGTAGCCCTCTAAATATTCATCCTTATAGCCACTTTCCTCCTCAAGCACTTCAACCATTTCTTCTGGAGACATGATCCCATGGGATGTTTGAATAACGGAATTGACAATTATAACGCCATACCAATCAAAGCACATCCCTATTTCCATAATAGATGATTCAGATTGGCGAGCATTCTCTTCTAATGTTGTTTTTATATCGTCATTTAACTGTAAACCTTTTAATCCAAAGGCTAAACAAATAACTGACAAGCAGTAAACTATAAATCTAGGTCTCATTTTTTTATGAATTCAGAGGGATTCTTTTCGAATTTCTTGCCAAGTCTAACTATGCCCCCGATAACCTCAGGACTTACAACCCCAATTATCCCATAAGCAATCGCCTTAGTAAGTGAGGAGACTTCAGTTTGCTCCAGCACGAACCAAGCTATGCCAGCCGCAATCGCCGCTGTAACGATTCTTTTAAATTGTTGTTTTGCTGATAATCCACTATCACCCGATAAAAGTCGCGCAAACATTGCTGCTGCGCCGACCAAGGGGACTAACCAACCTCCATTAAGAAACTCTTTTATAATAGATTTTTCGGGTTCCATATCTCTTAGTTACACCTTATAAAAAAAAAGCCCCCCTTTCGGGAGGCTTTTTAATTATATTTTTAAACGTTTAAATTAGAACTTAAACGTCAAACCAGCACTCCAGAAGATCTCTTCATCGACTGCAAAAGTGGCGACATCAATGTCGTTATCGGCGTAAGCGCCTTGAATATACACATCTGTGTTATCCTTGAGGGCGTATGTAGCCTTAACTCCAGCGTGAACCGCATCATAAGCGTCAAACCAACTGAGAGTAACAAAAGGTGACAGAGTAAGGTTCTTAATGGAAGGAACGGCCAAATCTTTCTTGGCAGTTACCTCAATACCCTCCCAATCATACTCTAGATCACTCCAGAAGTGAAGGCCGACATCAGCAAAGGAAGTCCCAAGCCATGCACCCACACCTACCTCTTCAGAGGTGGGAAGAACACCTTCGAATTGATGGTAGCGGAATTGACCTTCTGCCAACAGATTCAAAGAACCAAGCTTGACTGGTCGTGAAAGACCAACGCCGAAGTGGCTTTCAGACTCGCTATCAGCAACCAAAGAAGCGGAAGCATTCAGGCCAAAACCCGCAAATTCCTGATTGGTTGACAATGTGGTTGAGTAAGCGTCTTTGGCTCTACCAAGACCCCGATAGAACTGCTGATCTTCAGCGGCAAAATCAAGGCTGATATCTCCTGCACTACTAAAAGTAATGCCCAACATGGTTATAAAACCGAGTATTAATTTCTTCATATCTCTTATTATGACAATTTTGTCATATTTGTCAAGTCTTTCTTTACACATTCTATTCCATAAAAGTCAAAAATACTTAATGCTTTTGTGTCCCTATGGTAGATATCTTTGTATACTACTGTTTGAATACCGTAAGAGGCTATCATTGTGGCGCAGGAGGCGCATGGCATAAGAGTGCAAGCCAAAAGTTTTGCCTCGCCCTTTTTAAAAAGGCTTAAACAATTAACCTCTGCATGGATCATAAATTGCCTCCTGTAGTTACGGTCGCCCCAGAAAGACTCATTTACATCCTTGCCCGATGCCAAGCCATTGTAACCCACCCCCAAGACCATGCCTTCTTTATTTAAGGCGCAAGCGCCAACCTTGATGTAGGGATCTTCGCTTCTTTCCGAAGCTGCGACAGCAAGATTTAAAGCATATTCTTCCCAAGAAGGCCGCATATCTTTTATTCCCAAGAAAAGCTCAATGTGACTCTAGGCTCTGATATAATTGGCTCATGATGCACCCCGCTTTTTATGACTAAGCCATCATTAGGTTTGAGTGTAATAATACTCCCATCGTCGAATCTATAGGCTGTTTGACCTATAGCTTGAACCAATAACACATCCATTGAGTCTTTATGTCGCCCAAAAGTTGAGCTTTGTGATGATAGGGAAGCGTAAACATGCAATACTGTTATTTTATCGCTTTTTTCAACTTCATCAAAAGCCCTCTGGAGACTAGGCGGTAAAAATGGAGAAGTTAAAACAAGAGATGAGAAGCAGTCGTTTGGATTGGCAAACACATAGTGTGGGTAATCGCTGGAGTCCCTGTCGAATTTTTTTATAACATCGCTCCAAGTAACTTGAGCAGGTGCTACCCAATTATTTGTTACCGCTTCCATGATAAAACTCCCTTTCCAAACGCCTATATCTGGCATCAGAATGCCAAACCTCGTCTGTCTGGGGTGTATAAATGCCGTCGCGTGTTTGGATTGCCTCACCCTTCGTCAGCCTCAGTGTAGAAGGCTGATAGATGTTCAAATCGCTTACGTTCGGCGGCAAGACGGTTTCGCAAGAGGTCAGCCCGATCAGCATCAGCGCTATTACCGCTGTCCCTAAGTTTCTCAATCTCTTGTGTAATTGCGTCTTCCCTATCTCTAAAGTCTTGGTGTAGATCATAATAAAATTTTTTGTTTTTAAGCGCCAAGAATAGTTCTATCGACTTTAATATTGATTTAATTAGTGTGAACATTGGCTTTTGGGCTGCAATCGAAGACCACGGTTTCCTTACCCTCTATAACTTCTTTAACTGAACCCCTGACAGTTTTGGCGCAATCAATTGCCCAGTTTAAGGCTCCATCTAAATTAGCATTGTAGCTGTGATGATATTCTCCTGCACGATTATATACTATATAGTGTTTATTCTTCATGTTGAGGTATAAATTTTAAAGCGACCCTTCCAACGTTTTGTTTATTATCCGAAAGGAATCCATTTATTAAAACGCAATCTGGTAGAAAGTCAACAGTTTTTTGATCAAGAAGATAAGTATCTTCTCCAAAAAGCAGTTCCCGAATGGCTGTTGGCCCATTCATGTAGCTTTTTACCATCAAGCCTTCCTTATCTCTTAAATGCTCTGTTGCGGGATTGGCGCCAACCACTTTAAATTTAACCTTCATCTTGATTCAATTACACCCAAAAAATGTATAATTTTCAGTTCTTTTTTATATTATATATCATTGAAGTGTAAAATCAACTATGGCGGGTGAAGGACAAAATCAAGTAGCAAGCAGTCTTTTGGATTTGCAACCTACTGCTGTGTTGGAATTCTTTCAGTTATTTCCAGACCCCATAACTGAAGGCTCAAAGCGAATGAATTTTCATGGTGGCAGCTTATTTGGAGATGTGGTCACTTGGCAAGGCGTTGAATATGTACCAACAGCTTTAGAAGGTGAGGGTTTTGAAACCTTTGGTGATAAGCGTCTAGCGCGACCAAAAATACGGATTTCCAATGAAAATAATCAAATAACTCGGCTCCTTCAACTGCACAAAGACCTTGTTAACGCTCAAGTTGTCAGAAAAAAAACTTTCGTTAGATACTTGGATGATGTTAATTTCGATGGGGGCAATCCGTTTGGGGCGGCAAATCCTGAAGCAGAGATAAGCTCGGAGACTTGGCTTATAGGGCAAAAGCTTCAAGAGAACAGAGTTTTTGTAGAGTTTGAATTAAATTCGCCGCTGGATTTAGAAAGCTTTGATGTAAATTATCGCTCTATCATAGCCAAGTATTGTTATTGGCAATATAGGGGTGAGGGTTGTCGCTATGAAGGTCTGCCAATCGAACAGTCTAATGGTGAAACTTTCACGGACCCCACAGGTGGAATTGTTACGCCCGTGTATCGCAGTTTTGGTCGCGACCCACTTGTTGCTGGTGATGATATTGCATCATTTTTCACGAACCCTGATGCTGAGTATGCTATAAACAGAGAATATCAAAAAGGAGATGTAGTAATACTTACCAATAATAAAATTTCTATTCAACCCTATCAGGGTTATGTGACCGATGAACCCGTAAAACTAAAAACGGTATATGTGTGTGTTAGCGGGAACAGTGGTCAACCTCCAGAAAATAACCCGACCTACTGGCAACAAGACGGATGCACTAAAAAGCTGGGCGCTTGTCGCAAAAGGTTTAATGAAACTGAAGATTTAGCGTTTTACCAAAACTTAGCAGTCGAATCGGGATTCAAGTACCTGAATTTTTCAGGAACTAACACTTTAGAAAATGCCGATGGTTTCGCGGATGATGTATTAGCAAAAGCAGGCATATTTTACAGCAATAAGCCGCAAATAACAGGTATATTCACGGCAACTGGAGAGTGGACTGTTGCGGGGTGGGTGAATGCAAACAATCTGTCCAGTGAAGTCGCAGGTATTCTTAGCACGACAAAAAACACTGGCAACAATGGCGGTTTATATGATTTTTTGAACATAACTCTGATATCAGGAAAGCAGGGTAGGGAGGACGAGTTGCAAATCCCTGGAAATGTCGGAGCGTTTTATCGATCTGATGTAGAGGTTACTTTTGAGGCTCTTAATCGCCCCGAAGAAGATGTCGTTGGTCCACTTGAG